TTGCAAGTAGGAAGGTTGCGTATCCACCCAACCAGCTACCTCGGCCTCCAGGTTCTCCGAATAGTCAGGCACAGCCTGCTTCAGCTCGCCGAGGTGCATGGTGTTACCCATGGTGCGGAGCTGGTCCATCATCGGGCTGACGAAATTGTGAACTTCCGTGAACACGAACTTCATCAGGTCGTGGTACTCAGCCCGGCGCTTGAGCGACTCTGCAGCCGCCACGTCAGGCCAATTCTTCTCGTACTCCTGCAGGACCCCGACCTCGTCCGGCGTGTAAATCTGGATGTCGGCCGGCGGCGCGGTGGGCGCGGGCGCAGGAGGAGCCTTCTGCGGCTGCTGGATCAGGTCAGCCAGACCGCGGACGATCTCGTCAGCCGTGGGCGCTGCCGGTGCAGGCGGCGGAGGCGGTGTCTCGGACGCAGGAGCCTCAACCGGAGGCGTCTCGGGAGCAGGAGTCTCGGGAGCAGGAGTCTCGGTCGGAGGTGTCTCAGCAGCAGGAGCCTCAACCGGAGGCGTTTCTGCCGGAGGTGTCTCCGCGGCAGGAGCCTCAACCGGCGGAGTTTCTGCCGGAGGGAAGTCCGTCGACGACGCTGCTGCAGCTGCGAAGGCTGCGTCGAACGTGCTGCTATCACCTGAGGGGGTCTGGCTGCCAGGCATTAGTTATCTCCTGAGTTCATTATGGCCGGGGGGTCGACCGTTAAGTCACGTAACATTCGGGAAAGATATCGTGCTGTCCCTTGCAGGCGATACATATCCTCCCCGTCAGCTGTGACAAGGCTTTCTTTCACATTCTCGATTGACAGGCGCACGAGCTCGATCGCAGCCTTTGCCACAGGGTCCTGCAGTTGGGCTGCTTCACGCAGCCTTCGACTGAGTTCCGCCGTTTGATCCTTCGCCATCTGGTTGTCCGCTGTTCATGAGTGAGATCGCTGTATCGACTGATGCTTTGTTGGCTGCCGTGGTATTCTTCTGGCCCTGCGACACGTTCTTGAACGCGCCGGCGAGCGTGTCCTTGATCGTCGCCTCCATCATCCGGTTCTGCTGGTCCTGCTGCTGCTGCGCCACCTGCGCCTTCTGCGCCTGCCGCTGAGATGCCTCGTCCGGAGTGACCAGCATGCCCTGCAGATCGCGCGATGCGAGCTTGGCCTCGATGAACTTGCGCTCGTCGATGTGGTCGCGCTCCTCCGGCGTCAGGGTCTGGCTCAGCATGTCGATCTGCTGGCCGCGCACTTCCTTGGCGATGAGGCTGGTCGCCCCGCGCGGGATCACGTCGTAGTCGCCGTCCGGCACCTGGTCCGGGTTGAACTTCTTGTTGAACTCGACCATCGACCAGATCACCGACTGGGTGAAGCTGTCGTAATTGCGCACGATGTCCTTGAACGGCAGGGCTGCGTCGCTCCGCAGCATGGAGCCGCCCACCGCGGTGCGCATGGCTTCGCTCGGGACCTTGGTCATGTCGCCGCCGGTGCTGGGTCCGATGAAGGTCTCCATCTCGGCAAACTCAAGGAACATCCGCACGAGGCCCTGAAGCTCGGCGAGGTGTCCGTCAATCTCCACCCGGCGCACGGCCGGGAACTGCGCCGATGGTCCGTCATCGTCCCGGTACCAAATCTTGTACGGCTGCACGCCGGTGAGGTCCTGATCGGTCCGCAGCAGCGACGTGTTGATCTCCAGGTTGGGGCCGCAGGTCACTGACGCGTTGTCGAGCGTCATCCGGGTCGCTGCGCAGATCGACAGCTGGCTGTCGCGCACCACGTAGGGCAGCCCTTGGCTGATGGGGCTCGTGTCGTCCTCATCGAAGCTGAAGATGTGGACCTGCTGGACCTCCATCCCGAGCTTGCGCCATGCGTTGATGTCCGCCTTGATCACGTAGTTGTCGACCAACCACAGCTCGGCGTCGATGTCCTCGGTGACCAGCTCATCCGAAACGTCCGCTCCGCAGTCACGCAGGGACTGCCCGCTGACCGGGCCCTTCCAGATGATGATCTCGTACTTCTCCCGGCCCGAGGTCCCCATCGAGGTGGAGTCCGCCTGGATCGCCGTACCCATGGTCCGCAGCTCGGTCTCCCATGCCTTGGCCTTGTAGTTGCCGCCGGGGATCGCCCGGAGCACCGTGTCGATCTGGTCCTTCATGAAGTCCGCGCGCTTGCGCAGCTTCTTCAACGCCCCGGTGCCGAGCACCTTGCGCACGAAGTATCCCTCGCCCGGCAGCGTCCGGCTGCTCATGTCCGGGTAGAAGTCCCACACCGACATGTGGTCGAACTGCGGCTTGTAGGTGGTGCGGGTCGTCGGCTGGAACTGACCACCCTCGACCATGACCCAGCCCGACTCCTCGACCTTGCGCACGTAGGGCCCTTCGAGGATGCCGATGCCGTAGCGGATGCCGCTCTCGGCGACCTTGCGGTTGAGCGCCACCCAGTCGAGCGTCTGGTTGCCTCCGAGCTCAAGCAGCTGGTCCTTGATCACCAGCGTGAGCGCCATCGCGCTGCTGGCGGCAAGCCTGTTGACGGCCGAGTCGATCAGAGACTGTGACGGGACCTGCTGCTGTTGCTCCTGCATCAGCGTCTGCACGGCCTGCTGGACCGCCTGCGGGTCCATGCTCGGGCTCGGTGAGGCGTTGAGCTCCCAGTTGTCCTCGTTGCCCGGGAACATCAGGTTCATGATCCGCGAGAGCATCGAGATGCACTTCATCCGCGTGAGTCGCGGGTAAGCCCTCGACCGGTTGCGTGGCAACTCGCGCTCGATGTCCGGGTCGTAGATGCCGAGATACTGCCTCAGGTTCTTCAGATACCGCTGCTCTGCCGGGATGCGCTCCGATGCATAGCGATCGAACATGCCCTTGAACTTGCCACCAAGCTGCTGAAGCGTGGACCCGCTGATCTTGCGGACAGGTACTGCCTCACCCTCGACAGCAACGCTCGGTGTGGAGCTCTCATTGATCGCGGTCATAGCGCTCATATCTCGACTCACCTGAAATGATAGTTCCCGTAAAAATTGCGCGGCGGTGTGAATGCCCCGGCCCCGGTGGCGCTGTATCGCTCATTTTTCTCCACTTGTCGATGGAAGTATCGACACAGGTAGCCGAACGCATCGCCCGGGTGCGAGTATGCGTTCTTCTCCGGCATGGTCCCGCGCACGTTCTCGCGCTTGTCGAGCGCGTACCGCCACCCACCCTTGAGCGCCCGGGTCAGCATCGGACAGGCCTGCTCGTCGACGATCAGCGCCGGCATCCCATAGACCAGCTTGGTCGTGTAGTGGTCGATCGCGTTGAGCCGCAGCGGCAGCCGGTTGTTGGTCTCGATCGAGACCGGGAAGCAACGCTTGATCGTCGCCAGGATCGTACTCTCGTCGTTGGGCGACCGGTTCCCCGCAGCCGGGTCCGGTGCGATCGTGAACCCGTTGGACGGGAGGTCAGGCATCTCGCGCGCCAGGTACGGCCGCAGCCGCTCATTGATGAACCGTGACGCACCGAGCCCGCTGGTGATGATCTCACCCAGCACGTGGAGCCTCCCTTCGAGGTCCTCCTGCCCGAAGATCATCGCCGACCCGCCGATCCCAGGGTCATAGCCCCCCACAAGGTGCATGTTGGGGCTGTACACCAGCCGCGTCGGGGAGATGTGAACCTTCGGGTTGAAGCTCTGGACCACCGGCTTGCCGGCGATCGAGTACCCCCACTCCGCCTCGATGAACTGCTTGATCCACGCCTCGGACTTGTTCTTGGCTTGGTTGGTGTAGTAGGCCCGCCCACCCGGCAGGTTCTCGACGTTCTCCGCTCCGGGCGAGTACCCGCTCGGCTGCAGGAAGTAGCGCGCGTTGCGTTCGTCAAGCACCATGCGACGATGCAGGCTGACGCCCTCGCCCGGCTGGATGACGCCCAAGCCATTGTGCAGATAGTCGAACCACCAGTTGTCCTCGGTGTCCGGGTTGGAAGCTCCCCACATTCCCCAGTTGGACGCCCCACCCTCGACAACGGACGGATAGCGTCCGCACCGGGCTGAGAGCGCGTCAACGATGGCCTGGGGAATCTGCACGAACTCATCAAGGATCGCGAAGGTCACTTCGAGCGACAGCACACGCGCCACGTCGTCCGGGGTATCGAGCGGTCGGAACAGGACCTCGCACTCGACATCGGCATATTTCAGCACGAACTTCTTGTCCGTGGCGTGCCACTTGCCCGCCTGCCCGTCCTTGAACCACGTGAACCAGCTGTTAAGCGTCGTGTCGCGCAGCTGCGTTGCGGTGTTGCGGACGATCACAGCCCTGGACCGGCGGATACCATCAGGCCCCTTCTGCTGCAGGCCAGCCATATAGATCAGCTTGAAGAAGTTCGCCGTCGACTTGCCGGACCCGACCGGACCGATGATCCAGTCATAGAACAGCTCTCCGGGGAGATAGTCCTTGATGAAGCGCGAGGCAGTAGCCGGGGGTGTGTACTGGATCGAGTGTGCCATGGATCATTTCATCGCGTTGGTCAGCCAGGCCATGAAGCTGGTGTCCGGCTTGGGAATGTCTGGATGGTACTGCGCCGCAGCCGATCGGTTCTCGTCCGCGATCGCTCCCTGGATGAACTGCACCAGCGGTGCGTTGCGCGGGTCATGCGCTGCCTTGTTGAACGCCGGCATCGACGCTGCGTACATTTTGCCCGTCTCACCGTACTGGCTGCGCCCGGTACCGAGCCACAGCTCGTGCCAGTCTTTGCCCAACCTGCGTGCTGTTGCCTGCTTGTTCGCCATCGCGATGGGTGTGCGAAGCGTGCTGGTGTAGGGGTCTCCGGTCTCTGCCAGCCCTGCCTTTACCAGCTTGTCGTGGTTCGCCACGTCAGCCTTCTGCGTCGGGTCGTAGGTCATGACCTGATCGTTGTACTTGACCCCGTTCGCCCCAAGGTCAGGTCGACCCTCCTTGAGCGTTGTGGCTGCCAGGTCATATGGTGACGCGTTGATGGGAATACCCAACCGCTGCGCGCGAGCAATGGACCGGATGTTGGCATAGAGCTCGGGAGCGCCCATCGTGTAGGCCTGGGTCTCGATCCCATCCCCACCCTTGCTGTGGTTCGTCGGGTCCGCCTTGTACATGCCGATGCGGGTGGGCATATCCCGCGGAAGCGACTCCGGAGCAAACTGCCCCAGATAGCTGCGCGCCACGGATGCCTCATGCTGTGCCACAAGGCGTGCGTTGGACGGTGCTCCAGCCACCCCCGGAACCGGCTCAGGGTCCCGAAGATACGCCGGAACCTGAGCTCTCCGCACAGCCTGGTCGTACATTGCGTTCTGCTCATCCTGGAACCGCCGGAAGGAGCTGGATGCCTTGCCGATGGTGTCGATCGGATGCGCCACTGCATGACCGACCGCTGATGCGGCGTCGCCAACTGCGTCCACCGTAGCCCCGGCAGCGCGCTTGATGCCTTCCCAGGTCGGTGCAGCGTAGAGACCAAACGGCATTGGCGGCTCCTAGTAATCAGTGCCCAAGTTGATCTGGATTGCTAGGGTATTTGCGTTGACAGGTCCACTGGAATCCTCGCCGTTGGACCGCGGGTCGAACCCGGCCCACCGTGATGTCAGCTCAATCAGCTTGGCCTTGACGGTCGGAGGGACCTGCTCATGGCTCGCATGGACCATGCGCCATACCTGCTTGAGGTTCTCCTCAGCGATCAGCTTGGCTTTCAGTTTGAAGCTCATCCCCTCCTGCCGCACCAGCTCGCATGCACCGGCCAGCTCCTTGAGGAACACCGGGTTGCGCCGCAGGGCCATCCACTCCTCCTCGGAGTATCCGTACTCGATCCTGATCTCGGCGGGTGAGGCCGTGTTCAGCGCCAGCTCGATGGGGAGTGTGGGGGACCACGCCAGTTGTGTGGGGTTGCGGTCGTCCATGGGGAAGGGGGCCAAGGCGTTCATGGGCTTTAGATAACCCACACAGGATAGTCTGGCAAGCTGGTGGTGGGCTAACCGATTTCTTCAAGCGACGGTGATTAACCAGTCGTCGGTTCCCTGCCCCTGGGAGCGTCTGTGCGAGACTCGATGGATGTGTGCTCCTGGGTTGGAGATTTTGCAAGGCTCTATTTTCTGGGGCCCCAAATTTTTCAGGGCCCTAATTTTCCAAGTCACTAGTTCTCCAGGGCCCTAATTTGCGCGGCGTCGGCAGGGGTTTTGGCAGTTTTCTAGGGCCCTAACTTGCGCGGCGTCGGCAGGGGTTTTGGCCAATTAAAATTTCTTGGTCGTTATAGTTTGATTTTGGGAAAAATTGCCTGGGCTTTATGAGCGACCATGAACCCCCCACCCCCCTGCGCACACTCATTCCCCCCTCGGCCCTGCTCCCCCTAAAAGAATGCTTCCCGCTGGGGCAGGGCGTGCCCCTTATCGTGTGACAACGCGTTATAGTACGTCTATAAGGGGTTCACCGG